CAACTGGAAGAGGGCTTATTAAAAAATGGCTAATATTAAAATCTCAGATATGACCGCTGCGAGTTCTGCTTCTGGTGGTCAAGAGTTCGAAGTAAACGAAAGCGGTTCAACAAAGAAAGTAACTGGTACTCAGTTATCTACGTTCATTAGAGGTAACGTTACACTAGGAGACTTGAGTGTAACAGCATCAGCTGCAGAATTAAACTATAATGACATTACAACACTAGGAACATCAGAAGCAAGTAAGACAGTTACGGCTGATGCTAACGGTGACGTAAACCTCTCAGAAGAACTCAAAGCTAAGTCTTACAATGAGACATACGCAGCCGTTACTTCGAGTGGTGCTGCTACGACTGTTAACTGCGAAACAGGTAATGCTTTTAGTCATACACTTACAGAAGCTACAACATTTACTTTTAGTAACCCTCCTGCAAGTGGCACTGCTTACAGTTTTAGCTTAGAAGTAATACAAGATGCAAGTGCTTCAGGCTACGCAATTACTTGGCCTACCGCTGTAGATTGGCCTTCAGCAACTGCTCCAACCCTTACAGCAACGGCATCAGCTAAAGATGTGTTTGTGTTCTACACAAGAGATGGCGGTACGAACTGGTACGGATTTACGGCAGGTCAAGCGTTAGGATAAACCAACATGGCAAGTAAAAAGAAATTACTCCAAGCAGCCGCAGGTGCAGCAGGTGGCGCAGGTCTCGATATAGACGATGTGTTCAGCACTTATTTGTATACTACAGATGGCACGTCTTCAAAAACAATTACTAACAACATTGATCTTAGTGGTGAAGGTGGGTTGGTTTGGTTAAAAAGACGAAGTGGTTCTTACAGTCATAGTCTTTACGACACTGAAAGAGGTGTGCAAAAACAACTGCAATCTGACGCTACTACAGCAGAATCGACTGAAACTGGGGGTTTAACAGCTTTTACATCTACTGGCTTTACCATTGGAAACGTGCAAAACCAATCTGCGTTAGGGGATATTGTCTCTTGGACATTCCGCAAAGCTCCTAAGTTCTTTGATGTTGTGACGTATACTGGTGATGGAAATGATGGTAGAACTATAAGTCATAATCTTGGGTCAACCCCAGGCATGATTATTGTAGCAAGAAGAGACAGTACAAATTACTGGAGAACTTGGCATAGATCACAAACAGGTAAATATGCTAATTTATATGATACAGGAGCTTTTGCTTCGGACAGTGCTAGTAATGGAGTGTTTAACAATTATTCAGGTAACGACAGCACGTTTACGGCAGGTATAAATATTAACGCCAACAGCGCAACCTACGTAGCATACCTATTCGCACACAACGATGGTAACGGTGACTTCGGCCCTGATGGTGATGCTGATATTATCAAGTGTGGTTCGTTCACAACTGACTCAAGCGGTGTAGTAACTGTAAACTTAGGATTTGAACCTCAGTGGATTTTTTATAAGCCTACAGGAACTGGAGGTTGGGTATTGCTAGACGTTATGAGAGGTATAACTACTGATGGTACTCCAGATTCTTATTTAATTGCTAACAATGCAAATGCTGAAGCAGGATCATCTGCGTTTTTTGAAGTTTTTTCAAATGGTTTTAAAGGAACAGCTTTATCAGGTAGTGCAGATCATGTGTATATGGCAATACGTAGAGGTTCACTTGTAGAGCCTACTAGTGCGACTGATGTGTTTGATGTAAACGTTTATACATCTTCAGGTTCAGCAGGAAATAAACAAACAACTGGTTTTCCTGTTGATTTATCACTTTTAGGTGTGCGTGATGGTAGTTCAGGTTGGATGCATGGTGTAGTTTCACGTCTTACTGGCGGTGATGTTTATCTTAGCACAAGTACAGATGCGGTCACGGCTTCAACAGGAGGTTATCAACAAGGTCTTAGACTTGATGATATGACAGGTTTTTCATTTCGTGGTCAGCCATTTAATAATAATTCTGGTAGTAATAATATGTACAATATTAATTGGAAACGTGCACCAAGTTTTTGTGACGTAGTTTGCTATGATGGTACAGGAAGCGCAAGAACTGTAAATCATAATCTGGGTGTTGCACCTGAAATGATGTGGGTAAAATCAAGAGAAACCGTTTTAAGTTCTAATGATTGGTGGGTTTTTCACAAAGACTTGTCAACTCCTGCTGATGATTCTTTAAATTTAAATACAACTGGTGCAGAAAACACAGGTAACGGTGCTTTACTATGGAATAGCACAATGCCGACAAGCAGTGTTTTTTCACTTGGAACATACAATGGTGTTAATCAATCAAGTAAAGGCTACATAGCCTACCTCTTTGCGACACTTGATGGTATATCCAAGGTGGGAAGCTATACTGGGAATGGATCAGCTAATCATCAAATTGATTGTGGTTTTAGCAGTGGTGCTAGGTTTGTGCTCATTAAAAGAACAGATTCATCTGACGGTTGGAAAGTTCACGACAGTGTTAGAGGTATTGTAGCAGGGAATGATCCTTTTGTAGAGCTAAACAATACTAATGCTGAAAACTCTAGCTTTGATTTACTTGATCCATATTCAGGTGGTTTTGCTGTAAACAACTATGCAGGATGGAACGCATCAGGTGGATCATACATTTTTTACGCAATCGCATAACAAATCAACTGACGAAAGGAGTATCAACTAATGTCAGAATATCGTGAAAGAACAACAGGCGAAGTTAAAACGCAAGGGCAATGGAGAGCAGACTTTGCTCATATGTCATTGCCTCGTGTCTGGAAAGCAGCAACGCTAGACTCACTAAACCTAGACGCAGTACTCGCAAGCCCTGCCGCTACAACAACAGCATATCAAATAAGTGTGCGTGATGGTGTTGAACAAGATGCAAACGGCAACTGGGTTGAGAAGTATGTAGCAAGAGATATGTTTGCTGATACTACTGAAGAAGATGATGATGGTAATGTAACGACTACGACTAAGGCTCAACACGAAGCTACATATCAAGCAGGATTGGATGCTAAGACAGCCGAAGGTCACAGAGTTACACGTAACAAACTTCTAGCTGATACTGATTGGACACAGATAAATGATAGCCCACTAAGCAACGAAGATAAAACTGCATGGGCTACCTATCGACAAGAACTACGTGGTCTTACTGATCTAGACGCATGGCCTAACCTAGCAGATGATGATTGGCCTGTAGAACCTTAATCTTAAAGGAACTAACATGGCTAAACAAGCACTAGACCAGATCAGACAAGCCGCTGAGAATGATCTAGAGTTCTTCATACAGCTAGTAGCTCCTCAACAATTACTAGGTGACTGTCACAAAGAAGTTATAGAGTGGTGGACAAGAGAGGACGCTAGAAACTATCAGTTACTTTTGTTTCCACGAGATCACGGTAAGTCAAGACTCATAGCTTACAGGGTAGCGTGGGAACTAACCAAAGACCCAACCTTACGTGTGTTGTACATATCAGCTACAGCTAACCTCGCAGAGAAACAACTTAGTTTCATAAAAGGTATCCTGACATCTGAGATATACAGACGGTACTGGCCTGAACACGTAAACCAAGAAGAAGGTAAACGATCAAGGTGGACTAACTCAGAGATTAGTTTAGATCACCCACTACGTAAAGAAGAGAATGTTCGTGATCCAAGTATATTCACAGGTGGGCTTACTACATCACTAACAGGTCTACACTGTGACATAGCTGTACTAGATGATGTTGTAGTTGCTGAGAATGCTTTGACATCTGAGGGTAGATCAAAGGTAGCAAGTCAATACTCACTACTATCATCTATCGAAGGTGCTGATGCTAGAGAGTGGGTTGTAGGTACAAGGTATCACAGTAAAGATTTATATAACGACTTGATGGAAATGAAAGAAGTTCTCTACGATGATGAAGGAGAACAAACAGGTGAAGATAACATATACGAAATCTTAGAGAAACCTGTAGAAGATCAAGGTGATGGTACTGGACAGTTCTTGTGGCCTAAACAACAACGTAAAGACGGTAAGTGGTTTGGGTTTGACATTGCTACGTTAGCTAAGAAACGTGGTAAGTATTTAGACAAAGGACAGTTCAAAGCACAGTACTATAATGATCCAAGTGATCCTGATAATGTGCCAGTATCAAGAGACAAGATACAATACTTCGACAGGAAACATCTACACTTAGATAACGGTCACTGGCACTACAAAGATAGTAAACTAAATCTATTCGGAGCTATCGACTTCGCATTTAGTTTAAGATCAAAGGCTGACTACACTGCACTCGTTCTTATAGGTGTTGACTCAGAGAACAACGTATACGTCTTAGACATT